CTTTTCCATTTATCTCCTTTTAATAGTTGTGTCTTTGTATTGATATTACATTCTTGTGAACCCATAGAATGCATTGTGCTTACATAAATCTTATCATTCTTAATTCTGTCTTTAGCTACATTAGCCGCAGCATTACTAAAAGCTATGTATGCTATCTTTTCTGGATCAGTCTTTTTTAATTCTTCATCAAGATAACCCATAAGTCTATGTGTCTTACCTGTTCCTGGTGGTCCTGGTATAATAATTCTATGCAAAAGGTGCCTCTTTCATTTTATCTTTTCTTGTATTTGGTTTATCTAATTTAAGCGTAGGCAACGACATATATCTTACACTCTTGTTATTTATTTTGCCTGGTATCTCCTCTGCATCAAATAACGTTTCTAACATTCTTGCTGTTTTTTGTTTTGGATATTTTTTTGTATCCCATATTTTTGTTCTAACTAAATACTTCCAAAAGTCTTTAAATTTAAAATAACTAATTTCATCCTCTGTGTATGATAGTCCCCGTAATACATCGTTCCAATTTTTACCTGGTATTTTATTTATGTAGTCTGATAATAATTCTTTTAGTTGTACATCAATCTTTGTGGATTCTGGTGCTTCGATGGGTATTGTATTTTTTAATAATTTATTTATTGCCTTTCTCCAAATTAGTTTACCAACTGGAGGCATGGCTTGATTAATTTGTTCTAAACATTTTAATGAGAATCTATCTGGTTCATGTAAGTCTTGTGATTCTACTTCTACCTGTTCATCACCTATTGTTACATAATACAAAGGTGGATCTGAATCATACTTTTGTATCTCTTTTATCTCTGTCTCTGGTAAACCATCACCCACACCAAACTCTTGCATCACACATTTTTTAGAATTGCAAAACGATGCAATGGGTTCATCTTTACATTTATAATTATATTCTTTTCCTTCTATAGATTTAATTAATGTATCTACTTCTTTTTTATCTAGTGGTGGTTTGCAATACGCATCATTGTATTTAAATATTTCTGTGTCCCATGAATCAGGAAATCTTTTCTTTGTGTATACACCAAAATTATATAATGCGTTGTTTCTTTGCCCGTTTGGAATTCCTTGTTTTGCAATTGTAACCAAACATGGTGGCGCACCTTTAAGTAAGTTGTCAAGAACTTTTTCTTCTTTTATAGACAATTTGGAGAGTTGATCTTCTGATAGTTTTACTTTACTATGCGCCTCAAAAAATTCAACTATAGACATTGCTGACCCATCATCTTTAACAGCATATCTCATTGTCATTTTTTCATTGTGATAAGGTAAATTTAAAAAACTACCTGTGCCACCCTTCTGCATATCTACTTTATTTTGTTTTGGAAAAATTTCTGCATTGGCATAACCTAATTTAGCTGCCATCTCTTTTAGTTTACTTCTAAATAATACTGCTGGTAAAAAATTATCTGCAAATAAAAACACATGTGCACCACCAGATTTAGATC